TGCTGATACAAGAAAGCATATAACACTTAGTGCTCCTGCTATTGACCACATCTTTTTCTCCATCAACCTGAGTCTATCATCTACCTTTCTTATATCTCTCTCACATCCTCTCTTTATAGCATCTGTCTCTCTATTAACATCAGCAGATAGTCTATCGATCTTCTCAAATAATACTTCGTCTATCTTGTCTTGCTTATCTAACTTCTCATTATGCACAGCAAGAAGTTGACCCATCTTTACAGAGTTTTCCTGTAAGGTGTCAACGACTCGTTCGAGTCTTTCTATAATAGCACTGTTTATATCTGACATTATTTCAGAGACGCTTGTCTTTTATCCCAGTAGAATTTGATCACTTGATTAGGATATAACCTCTTGACTGAGAAATACTTTGCTTTCTCTGGACGAAATATCTTTCTTAGTTCTAGTCTGATTGCTTGCTCAGACTTTCCATATAATATAAAGTCCATCGCTTCGTCCTTATAGGAAACACGGAAGGGCAATGCCATGGCAGTCTTTTGTTCTAGGTCTACACTTGCGTTAGAGACCTCTTCCTTAACGTACTTTCTACGCTTAGGTTTCTTCTTAGTGAGTTTACCAACTCCCATCATAGAATCAAACCCTGCAACAGGTCCATTAGCAGCAGAGGATCCTGAGAATCCACCTGTGCCAGCACTCATTGTTGGGGCATCTTCATTGATCATAGTGAGTCTAACTCTCTCTTTACATCATCATCAATAGCAACGCTGTCTATGCTACCACCATCACCTTCTTTGTAGCGATTGAGATAGATAACAAATGTTTTGAGGACAGACCAATACTCACGTTCTAACTTGTACATGAGTAATGGTAACGTTCCTTCTCCAAACACATTGAACAACACTATCAAATGATTGAGGATCAAGTTCGTACGAAGCACACCTGTCTTGATGTACCTTTTAAGTAATCGTTTCAGATACTTAAACTTCTTCATGTCTTCCATGAAGTCGTCTATTGTAACTGAGTGTGGGTTTTCGTAATACTTGATTGCAAACATTAAATGATTCTTCTCATTTAATTCATCAAATCTCATAACATAAAACTTTTAGATTAAGAACCGAAGGTCAGTGTAGCAGCACCGTCAGTGTACTTTGTCTCTGCACCTTTGCTTGTATTTAACACACAACGATACTTGTATCCGTTAAGTGTTGTTCCTGCTAGTCCACTGTATGCAAGAGTTGCAGTAGTGAAGTTAGCATAGGTAATACCAGTGTCAAGTGAAGCACTAATATCTACCCAACGAGTAGTAGCACTTGCTGTCTGTCTCTGCCATTTGTATACCTTAGTACCAGACTGATCAACTGTAAATGCAGCAACGAATGTTCCAGCACCACTAGATGAAGTAGAGTTAGCGGGTTGTGTACCAACTGTGATAGTTTCAAGTACGTCTGCTACTACTGTCTCGTCTGCTGCGTCACCTGATGTTCCTGCTGCCACTCTAAGTGATGCAAGTTTCTCTGCCTTATGACGCTCGGTACCATTATGTGTCTGGTATGTTCTATACAACCACCATCCAGGTCCGTCAATTCCTCTTGTTTTGTTAGATGCAATACCGTCTTCTGTGGTATCTACAAATACTAACTGGTAATTAGAGATACTATCTCCACCCTTGATTACATACTCTGCAACCGCCTTTGGTGGTGTTCTCTTGATTACGTTTGCAGCAGCAACAGTCGCTGTTGATCCTGCGTAATTCTTGTGAAGTTCAATAGCAGTTGTGCTAGTGACTTGCTTTACAATATATGCAACGCTACTAATTTCTAGTACGTCACCTGGGACAACGCTATCAGCAGCATTCTTAGATACAGTAGCGTCTCCATTGGTGACTCCTATTGATTGTGTGAATGCAGCAGCGTCAATCTTACCATAGATCGCCATTCTTTACTCCAAGTACAATGTGTTTCCTATATTTTATTTATAAAAAAAGGGAGGTTGCCCTCCCTGATTATCTTATTCGCGGTTCTTGATCGCTTCTGCTACCGTCGCCAGTAACTTATCGTCAGCATCCGTCTTAGTTAGTTTTACTGCCTTTCCTAGTATAACTAGGCAGATGTCGATGAGTTTCTCACCGAGTTCAGCATCATCTGGTATTTTATCTACTGCGTCAGAGATGATCTTTGAGGCAATAGGTAGTAGAAATCCGAACATAATTAATTATTGTAGATCTACTCTATATATACTACTTATCTGCGGTAAACTTTCGGTTCTTCATGTAACCCCACTTACCTTTATGCAGTGCTCGTATCCCTCTCTTGTCTTTGACAACTTCTGTTTTCTTCTTGTTGCCATCTTTGTCAACGAAATCCTTGTAACGCTTCTTACCGTGCTTCATGATAGCACCTTTAATCTTAGCGTCCTTGTTTTGTTTTTCGTCTCTTTCTCTTGCCTTGGTATCAGTGTACCAACTTAGGGCACGTTCATTTAACATTCATCCCTGCTTTCTTTCTATCATGGTCAGCAGTCATCTGCATCATCTTAGTCTTCATTCTGTCCTTGATAGCATTCTTCTTAGCAGAAGTGTCAACAGAAGCATACTCCTTTACAGTCTCTTCTTCAACTTCGTGTCCTTCTTCGGGTGTGTTATCAACTGCACCCTCTGCCTTTGGAGCAGTGCGTTTCTTACGAAGTTCTTCGAGCGTAGACTCTTTCATTTTAATAATTTTAGATCTGACTTTACGTCTGTTCAATAGGTACTTATCAGACTTATCATGGTCACCGTCATTGTCGATGTCCTTGTCTTCTTTACCTACTGGATCTAATTTCTTCTCGTCTAAATTCTTTTCCTGCATGAGGTCCTCCTTTTTGGGATTAATAGTCACACCGTTCTTCTTTACAGTGGTAGTGACTCGCTTGTCTTGGTCTGGTTTCATGATTCGATTCCTAGTTCATTGCGCCAAGAGTACTTTTCGACATTGAGTGTTTTAGGATAGTCTTTGTCCCCTGGTTTTGCTGGTTTCTCACCACGCTTTCTCTTAGCATGGATATTATCCCACAAACCTTTCTTCTCGTCTAGGGGTTGTTCGTCTTCCTTAACACAATTTGGTACTTGCTTACCACCTTTTGTTTTGGTGCCCTTTGCTTTGTACCCATCCCAACACTTGCCTGCACCCACGTTCTTGCGTGCCTGCTTCAAACTCTCGACCATTTCGTTGTGTAGTGCATCTATATCTATGCCTTCTGTCACACCACCTGGTCTCTGTAAATTTAATCCTAGGTCTCTGGGTTCCTTAGCAGTCTTTTCTCCCTTCTTACCCATGATTTGATAGCGTCCGTCATTCTTCATACCTGTTATGACAAATGACTCTCCGCCCTGTGATATCACTCTACCAATGTTACGATCCTTGTCGAACTTGATCTTGTTCTTGTCGATTAGTTTCTTTTCAACTGGGAATCCTGCATAACCCTCGACAATCTCCTCGTGATTCATAATGATGTCAACGATTGCTCTGCCTGCGTCCTCTATACGCTTGGTCTTTGGATCTTCTCCTCCGTAAACGCAGTCTAGGATTTCGGTTTGCTCTCGCAAAGTGTACCCTAGTAACACAGATCCTATCTTAATATCTAACATGGTTTGATAAAGTGGTATTACTATTTAGATTTGACAGACTTTCTGAACTCAGAAAACTTCTTGGTTGCTTGCCCAGGAGTCATCGCCTGTACTGCCTGTCTATATTTATCTGTTCCTATCTTCCAATCGTTACCTGACCCATCATCCGCACTGTAATTACTCTGATCATTCCTGTTGATGTTTGCACTTTCCTTTGTTACTCCTGCCTTGGATCTTTCTCTCTCTGCTACTGACTTGATAAGCATCTTCAATACTGCACGCTTACCATATGGATTACTCTTACGTCCTAGTGGAACCTTCTTGTCAGTCTTCATTGCTATCTCTGTAATGTCTCCCAACCATGCTTTGAACTCATCACCATACTCGTCCTTGAATATGACATGGTTAGTTCCTCTGTGTACTATGTGACCTCTAATACCTGTGTTGTCATGCTCTATGAGTGTACCAGTATCAAATATTTCACCTTGAATATAGTGTTCTCTCAAATCTTCTAGTGCTAACTTAGGAGAAAACTCCCATGTTTCCTTGACTGTCTTTTCCTTTGTACCTGTTGCTGTACTTAACTTCGCCTTTGCTTTCTTCGCTGCCTTTGCTGCCTTTTCTTTTGGTGTCATCCCTGCTGCAACGTCTGCCATCATCTGCTTACTGTTCTTATACCCACCAGTGCCTGCATGGAATGCTTCGTGGTCTCCCTTTGTAGCATGCTTACGCAAAGCACTTGCACTAAGTCTCTCCAAAGGATCCTCAGACTTAGGATCACGTTTACCAGCAGACTTAACATTAATACTCTTGAAGTCATAGTGCACTCCATTGTATTTCTTGGTAAGTTTATCAAACTCTTTGACTCTATCGTCACCAACCACCATGGTTACATGCTCATGACCTTCATCGTTAAGGTCTTTCATGATGTCAAATATATTTCTATGTGCTTCGCTGTTCTGAATCTTGTCTTTATGGTCTTTGAACATCGCACGCATGTGCTTTATCTTCTGTTCTGCTGACAGTGGGTTCTTCTTATTATCTTGCGTTCTACTAGGATAGATTCTGTAATTACCTGAGTCTCCACCATATGATTTTACTGCGTCCATCATCTTACCATGTCCTGCATGAGGAGGATTGAATCGTCCAAAGGTAAATGCGACGTGCTTATCCTGCACCTCTTGCTTTTTAGCAGAGGATGTAGGTTTCTTCTTAGGCGTTTCTGCCTCTATGATGAACTGACGAAATCTCATTTAGACCAATTCTTTGCCACAGTAAAGTTTGCACGAGAGAATTCAAGTCTGTCAACTAATTTGACTGCTGAACCATCTTTGATAGCAACAAATCCTTCTGGACTTGTAACTCGGTATCCATCCTCGTCTTCAAGGAACGTGCCGACACCTTCTATCTTCTTCAATTTATTTATAATCTTAACCTTTGCCTTCATCAACAGTTTGAATCCAGTAAGGGCAGAGAAAATGACACTCTTGTTACTATTTAGATAAGTTAGGTTCTCTTGCTTCTGTTTCTTCCATGTTTCTTTTCCTTTCTCACTCTTTTTCTTAGCAATTTCTTTACCAAATTCTTTCTCAACATAGTATATGTAACCCTTTGCCATCTTTTCTGCACTGTCGGGGATACTATTCTGTCTGACTAAGATGTTTATATACTTCTTGAACATAGCAGCATAACTAAATGGTTTTGTACCACCACCTATTGCATTTAAGAATGTCTTAGAGCGTAGTAGATTAGTCTTTGCCATTCTAATATCATTCTTCACACTTGAT